GACCTACGCCGCCGGCGATCTGGTGACCTGGGCCGGCTCGGCCTGGCACTGCAACGACGCGACGACGACCAAGCCCGGCGACGGCGCCAAGGCGTGGACGCTGATGGTCAAACGCGGCCGCGACTACGGGAAGGACGGCAAGGCGTAGCCGTGGCGATCTTCGTGACGCTGGACCAAGTGAAGCGCCGCCTGCGGATCACCTCAACCGCCGACGACGAGGATCTGCAGGCGATGGCCGACCAGGCCGAAGCCGCGATCCTCGACTACATCGGCCGGAGCGAGTTCTGGCGCACGGCCGCGGCCGCGTGGACGGTGGACACCGTGCCGCCGGTCGTCGTCGCCGGCATTCTCCTGCAGGCCGGCGAGCTCTATCGGTTCCGCGGCGATGATCTCGAGGGCGTGCCGCGGCCGAGCGGGGAGGGCGACCTCAGCGTGATGATCCGCGAACTCCTCCGCGCCTATCACGATCCGGTGGTCGCATGAGTCCGACCAGCGCGTACATCGCGAGCGGCCGACGGCTGCACCAGGGCCTGTTCCAGAAACCCGGCCCGCCCGTGCCCGATGGGACCGGCTGGGTCGAGTCGTGGATCGACCTGCCGCCGGCCGAGTTTGCGCGCATCACGCCGGCGTCGCAGGCGTCGCTCGAGCAGATCACCGCGGGCACGGTGCTGTCGATGGCGACGCATATCGTGACCGTGCCGTACCGCACGGGCCTGACCACGAAAACGCGATTCCTCTACGACGGGCGCAGCCTGTCGGTGCTCGGGATCTTCGACTACGAAGAACGCCACGTGCAGTTGAACCTCGTGTGCGCGGAGGTGGTCGAGTGAGCGGGCCGGGCGGCGCGTCGGTGTGGTTTCAGTGGACGGGGCTGCAGGAGCTCGTCGACCAGTTCACCACGCTGGCGCCCGATCTGACGCAGGCCGCCGCGCCGGCGGTTGAGACCGCCGCGCAGACGGCCAAGAGCGCGATCTACGCCGGGTATCCGACGCGCACGGGCGATCTCAAGAACCACCTGGCGGTCGTGATGCACACGGACGCCACGCGCACTGAGGGCGTCGTGATCAATACCTCGCGACACGCGGCCGTATTCGAGCGCGGTAGCCAGGCGCGGCACATTGCGATCGGCGCGAACCGTGGCTCGATGCCGGCCAATCCGATCTTTAGCGCGACGCTGATCCGCACGCGCCGCGGCCTCTACGGGGGCCCGATCCCGCAGGTGCTCGTCGACATGGGCCTGACCGTCAATGGCACTCCTTAACGTCGCCACCGTCACGATCGCGTTGTTGCAGATCCTGCAGCAGGATGCGCCGCTCCGCGTGCTGCTGCCCGATGGCGCGTGGTTCGCCGAGGCGCCCGCCGGCTCGACGCGGTTTGTCATTCTGTCGCTCGTCTCGTCGGCCGAAATCCCGATGTTCGGTGGCCCGGCCTACAAGGACACGGTCTACCTGGTCGAGGCGCGCGCCCTCACGACCAGCGGCGCCGACGTCGAACAGGCGTTCGCGCGGATCACGACGCTGCTCACCGATACCGCGCTGACGATGACCGGCTACGGCGCGATGCTCACGCAATTCGAGGAAGAACTCGAGTCGGTCGAAGTCGACGACATCGATCCGTCCATTCGCTGGAACCGCTGCGGCGGCCATTTGCACGTGATGGTCGCCCCGCTCGTCGGCTAACCCACGGCATCTGAGGGCACACGATGGCAGCAATTGATCGCATTCACGGCAAAAGCGGGCAGATCAAGATGGATCCCACGGGCGTCGGCGGCGCGACCGCGGTGCTGGTCGCCTCGCTCGACAAGTGGGACCTCGACATGGCGAAGGACCACGTCAAGGTGACGTGCTTCGCCGACACCAACCAGGTGTACGTCGATGGCTTGCCCGACCTCAAAGGCACGTTCGGCGGCCAGTACGACCCGGTCGATGGCCTGGTGATCTTCTCGGTGATCTTCGGCACGGTCGCGCCGTACCTCGAGCTCTATCCGACGAGCCTTGGCTCGACGCCGCCGCACTTCTCGGGCCGCGGGCTGCTTGACGGCAAGATCTCGTGCCCGGCGAACAGCTCGGTCACCATCACCGGGTCGTTCGTGGCCGCTGGGCCGTGGACGCATCCGTAGAGGCGCGGCGTGCTGTCGGGCGACATCGGATCGATCAAGTGGGGGCACTACACCGCCGCGGCCATTCACGGCTACACGGTCGCGCCCACGGACAAGACGCTGCGGACGTGGTCGCTACGCGCGACGGTGGTCCTGGCCGACGCGTTCAAGATGGCGCAGACGCCGCTCGTCTTTTCGGCGAAACATCCGAGAGGCGAGTGGCGGTGGCCGATCACATCCCTGGTGCGGTCCGAGGCGTCGCTGACCGCGACGCTCGGGCCGCCGGAATCCGTGGTGCGTTGAATGAGTCGCTGTCGTGTGGTCGCGCCCGAGGTCGTGCGGTTGCCGCTCTCCGACGGCGATCACCTCGACGTGCAGAAGGAACTGAACGCCGGGCAGTACCTCGAGCTGCTGACCGCGCTCGTCGACCGCAAGCCGTTCGCCAAGGCGATCGCGTATCTCGTGAGCTGGTCGCTGGTCGGCCTCAACGGCCAGCCGCTGCCGTACGACCTCGACATGCCGGAGGCCGATCGCCGGTCGACGATCGGCGCGCTCGACAAGAACACGGTGCGCGAGATCACCGCCGCGCTCGACAAACACGAGGCCGCCGAGCAGGCGGCGGTCGACACAAAAAAAAAGACCCCGTCTTTCGCACCCGTGTCCTCAGCACCATGAACATCTGCCGCGCGATGGGCGGGTGGCGGTATGAGTGGGTCGACGCGCTCCCGCGCGCCGTCTATGACGTGCTCGTCGATCACCTGAACCATCCCGAGGCCGACTGATGGCGCTCACCGGCACGCTGCTCGCCGACTTCTCCGCGTTCGTCAACGAGTCGGCGAAGGCGACCACCGCCGTCAAGGGGATGGAGTCGAGCGCGGACACCGCGGCGACGAAGCTCTCCCAGCTGGCGCCGGCCGCCACGGAGACGGGCACCGCGTTCAGTGGGCTGAGTACGCAGATCGCCGCCACCTTTACCGGGATGGTGTCGTCCGAGGCCATCATCGGGGCGACGTCGGCGGCGTTTCACACCCTGACCGAATTTGTGAGCGAGTCGGTCGCCGCGTACAGCAAACAGGAAGATGCCACCGTGCAATTGACGGCGGCGCTGCGGCAGCATGGGCTGGCGACGCCCGAAGTCATCAGCCAATACAACGCGCTCGCCACCACGTTCCAGAACACGACCAAGTACGCCGACGAGGACATCCAGGCGATGGAAAAGTTGCTGACGCTGGTCGGCAACGTGATGCCCAGCCAGATGCAGGCCGCCCTCAAGGCCTCGACCGATCTGGCGTCCGGTCTCGGCATCGGTCTCGAGCAGGCCACGAATCTCGTGGCGAAGGCGGCGGCCGGGCACACGACGGCGCTCGGGCGGTACGGCATCACGGTCGACGCGGCCGACGTCAGTTCCCGCGGCTTGGCCGCGGTGCTGGATGTCATCAACGAGAAGTTCGGCGGGCAGGCCGCGGCGGCGATTGAAACCTATGCAGGCCGCGTCGCCCAGGCGGCCAATGCCTGGGACAACGTCAAAGAGGCGCTCGGGAAGATCATCATTGAAGATCCGCTCGTGACCAACGCGATCAACAACATGGTGACCGCGACGAAGAATGCCGACGCGGCGGCGTCAGGCGCGCACAAGACGCTGCCGGATCTGGCCGCCGATTTTGGCCTGATTGACCATGTGACGGCTGATGCGGTCAACGGCATCAACTTCTATGTCGACGCCTTGAACGAAATGGCGAAGATGACGCGGATCGCGGCGGCCTTGCCGAGTCCGTTCGAGAAAATCGCGAAAGACATGGCGTTGCCGGCCATCACCGCCGGGTTTGCTCTTAACGCCCAACTGCTCAAAGAGCACGAGGAACAAGTCAAGAAGGACGCCAAGGCGCTCGAGGACCTGAACGCCGCCTACGGGGAAGTCGCGACCGCGGGCGCCGACTGGCACGCCACGCTCGACACCATCGACGGCGCCGTGGTCGAGTCGATCATCACCTACCGCGAGGCGGGCGTCAGCATGAAGGCGCTCGGCGCGATCTACAGCGACCTCTCCGACACGCAGAAGGCGTCCATCGAGAAAGAGATCGCCGCCCGCGCGAAGCAAACCACCGAGGCGCAG